ATGATGATTCGCACAAAACTGTCGGCGGCCGCCCTGGTCTTCGTACTTGGCGGCTGCAGCGCCCAGGACGTCGCGAAACTTTCGGCGGCGCGGGACGAAACCGAGGCGGCAGTCACCGCGGCGAAAAACGCCGAGGGCGTGATCGGCGAGCAGATCGCGGCGTTGCCGGCGACCGACCCGGTCCGCCAGGCGCTTGAACCCCAAATCGCCCGGCTCGACGCCATCATTTCCCGCGGCGAACAGTTTTTGCCTGTTCTCGACGGAGCCGTCAAATCGGCACAATCGGGTCAGATTGATCCGAGCCTCGCCGCGACGGCCAGCGCCATTCCGTATGGTTCGCTCGCCCTGGCGGTTGTCGGATTGGTCTGGGGCGTGGTGAAGCACGTACAGGCCGGCAATGCGCTGGGACAACAGCAGACGTTTCAGCAGGCCTTCGAGCAGGTTGTCGAGGCCCTGGATTCGGCCGTGCCGGAGCCGACGCCCGCCCAGCAGGCGGCCATCGCCGGGGCGCTTGACGCCAACGTGAAAGCCAGGGTCGCCGCCGTTCGGGCGACATAATCCTGGCCGTGATTTATGATCCTTTTTCAACTTTGGAATTGCACCGATGCCCGTTTCACGCCGGATTTTCGATTGGCTGACGCCGGAACTGGCGCTTCAGATGGTGGTTCTCGCGGCCACCGCCGCTGGGGCGCTTTGCCTGCTCAAAACCCGCGCCGATATTTCCGACATGGAACTGGACGCGCTCAAGGTGCGTGTCGCCGCGGTCGAAGCCCAGGCGGATCAGACCAATTTACTGGCCACACAAAGCAAAGTGCGCCTCGACGATCAGGAGCGCCTCACCGAGCAACTGCGGGTGACGACCGAATCCATCCGCGGCGTATTAAACGAGGTTGCCGGCGATATGAAGGCCGTCAAAGCACTGCTGATGCGCGGCCAGCATGATTGAGCGCTCGCCCAACCGGGGTAGGATTGGTGGAAAGTTTCAGGCGCCGACGCGCTGGTGTCGATCCACCGAACAGGGTGACCCCACGGCCATGATCAATTGAGGAAACAACGATGGGAAAGATTAAGACCATTGGACTACTCGCGCTCTTGCCGTTTGCTTGTTTGATCGCTGAACCAATGATTGCCGCGGGTGCAGTCACGACAGTGCAGACCTGCGCGCAGGTTCCCGCGACCGTCGCCGCCGCCCAGCCCGGCGACATACTCGTCGTCGCGCAGCCCGGCGAAATTACCGGGCTGACCTTCAACGGCGTGGGGCTCCAGCTCGTCGGCGGCAGCGGCTGGAATGTTCATGGAAACACCGTCACGAATATAACCAGCGCCGTCAACAATGCCGGTAATCAGGGGACCTGGCTATACGTCAATGGAGTGAGCAATTCCCACTTCGACCATAACACGCTGACCAACGTCGCTGGATTCGGCATCGTCGCCTATCCCGGGAACTCCTGCACTTTCGACTTTAACACCTTCACGAACGTCTATGAGCCTCTGCATGCGATGGGAGGATCGCCGGCATCGCCCATCCAAGGCTTCGACTGTTCGTTTAACACCATCACCCAGGCTAGTCGCCACGGCATCGAGTTGCAGTTGAACGTCAACAACCTGACGTGCAACAACAACTACATGGCCGACTGGCTGAATCCCCCCGGCCAAATCTGGCAGGGCCTCGCCTCACACATGGGCATCAGCGCCGCCTGCGGGCAGAAGGGGCCACCCTGGGTCGGCGGCGGCAACGGGATGACCATCGACGGGAACACGATTCTGCTGAACGGCCTTCCCGGCCAAAATCTTGCCGCCAACCCCGTGATGCAAAGCTGCATCGAGCTGATGGGCCAGAACATCACGGTCGAAAACAACTATCTCTCCGGCGGGTTTGGATTGCTCAACGGCGCGATCGGCAAGGTGACGACGGCAAACAACACGATCGTCGCCTACCAGGGCGTGGCCAACGGCGACAGCACGCCCTGGCCGGTGATGCCGATTACGCTGACATCGACGGACCAGGTTTACCAGCCGGGCGCGGCGAATGTGCCGGCGGCGCCGTCCATTGTTGCAACGGTAGGCTCGGCCGCATCGGTACAAACCCCGGCGCAACCCACAGCGGCGCCTCCTGCCGTTCCCGCAGCTGCGACAACTGCGCCTGCTGCTTCGACACCGAGCATCACCCACCGGATCACGATCTACTCAGACGGTTCGGTTCAGGAAAATTAACCCACATGGTCGGAACCCCAATCGCCAGTGCCGCGCAGTTCGATCTCGCCGGCGCTGCGGCGGCGGTGCAGGCTTCGTCGCTCCAGAAGTTCAACAGCCTGGGCGATCTGCCGAATCCCGCGGCAGCGCGGGCTAATCTGGCGGTACCGTTCATCGCCGCGGCAGCGAGCCTGACGGGCCAGACGGCGGCGGTGTCGTCGGTTGTGACGTACACCGTTGCCGCGTCGGCCGGCGCAGGATCATTCAGGATCGGCGCCTATCTGACAATTACCGCTGTCTCGACGGATGTAATTCAGCTCCAGGTTGGTTATACGGACGAGACCGGCACAGCCCGAACGGTCACGCTCAATTCCATTCAGTCCGGCTCGCCCGCCGGCAGCTTTTCGGGCGCCGGAGCCTATGTCTTTCCCACCATCGACATTCGTACCAGCGCCGGGTCCGTCATCACCGTGCTGACGAACCTTCTGAACAACAGTGGTTCGATCACCTACAACGTGGGCGCGACAATTCAGCAAGTTGCATAATGTCTCATGGGGAATTTCAGACCCGACAATTTCCTGGGCGTCTATAAGCCGCTGATCGAGTCGACCGCCGAGTTTTCCGGTACCCCGGCCATTGCCGCCGGGGGCGGCCTCGTCTCCGCGTCGGCTGGATCGAATGCCGCCGGAACTTTCTACCTGCCGGTGGTTCCCAACCCGCGGCAGCCGTGGCGATTTGGATTCCTGTTCCGGTACGGCACCGCCGACACCGACCTGGTAAAGCTCAACATCTATAACCCGAATGATTACAGTTGGGGCGAAGTCCATTGCCAGTTCAACGGGGGGGTCGTTTCGGTCGGAGCCGGCGGAAGCAGCTCGTTCTTTCTTTCAATGTCGAATGCCGCCAATGGCTCACTTTGGTGGTTCATCGGGGCGAGCGACGGCAATCAGGTGAGCCTCGGCTTTCTGCCGGCGACCCACGCTGGCATAAACGGGGCACCCTCGTACCTGGCGGACGCGACGACGATGGAAGCCGGCGCAAGCTACGCCTGGAACTATTCCAACAGCGGCCACACGATGCCCTTCACGGGCATGCAGCAGATTGCCATCTCCACCAATTCCGCCGCAACGGCGCTGCTGGGCGTTTTCTTCAACATCGGCAGCCTCACGGGCGGATGGGACAGCCGCATGCAACCCCCCGGCGGAGTGCCGGTCTCCATCACCCGCCCCGATGGCACTGTTGACACAACCGGCTCTGTCTCGCTCCCCGAAACCTACACCGGCCTGGCTCCGCAGGATTTCATCCTCGTCGGTCACCCGAACGACTCGGATTCCACCGTTGGCTTTCGCACGGCGGACCCCGACATGGGTGCGGCCTTCGCCTACCTCCGCTTTAACGCCCAGTACGCGATGGCCACCATCCGCGGCGACCCATCGGTCTATACCGGCCCCTACGCTTCGGAGTGGGGAGCACCCAATGGCGTTGCCGTGCGCCGGCAACTCGTGAGCTGGATGCGGGCGAATCTGCCGAATCTGCGAAATCTGTTTATCATCGGACAGAGCATGGGTGGCCTGACCGGGCTCGGTTACGCGCTCCAATACCCCGGTGGCGCCAGAGCCATGGTCGGCATCTCCGCGGCGACGAACCTGACCGATCTGTGGAATGGAGCGAACGGCGGCATAGCGTCTGCATCGACCATTCAGGCCGCCTATCCCACTTTCTATGTTTCGCTTGCGGGCTCGAACACGGGCAACGCACTGAGCAACACCACGTATTGGCAACAGATCACGGGGCCGGGTGGAATCCTCAATTACCCATACGCGCAGTATCCCAACAAAGGCGCTTACGCCGGCGGCACCACGTACAACCTCAACGACGTGGTTTACTCCGCGCCCAGCGCGGTCCCACAGCTCGCCGACCAGGATCCTAAATTCCACGCCGATGATCTGCCCGGCTACCCATGAAATTCTGGCACGGGACGGCCGACACGCTGGTGCCGCTGGCCGATCTGACCGCGTTCCAATCAGCGTTGACGGCACTGGGAACCACCCCCCAGATCATTCAGGTTTCCGGCGCTGGCCACTTAAACCAGGCGGCGTTGTGGGATGGCCCGACGATCGCAGCGTTCTTGCAGGCAAACCAATAACATGGCCTATGAACTGACACTGGCGCTTGACCCCGCCGGCATGACCGGTCTGGCCGTTTCCGCCAAACTTTTTAACAGCGGCTCACTGGTGATGACCGTATCACTGTCTGAATCGCCGGCGGGTTCGGCGGTCTACAGCAATCCGTCAAACATAAGCGGCCTGGCCAGCGGGGTATATGCGGTCCAATTCATCAACACCGCCAGCGGCGGCGGACTTGGAACCGGCAGGCTTGATTGGAACGGCTCGACCGAAAATTTGCCCCTTACAAACGGCAGCACTTTCGACACCGTTACAATGGTTTCCCTCTTCGAATTACTGGTCGCCGCGTTCGTCACCGGAAAGGCGACCGTCACCGATAACGGCGACGGTACGAGCACGATCGTGCGTTACAAGCAGGACGGCGTCACCACCAAGTACAGCGTGACGTTCAACCGAACGACCGGCGCGATCGCAGCGGCTTCAATTCTCCACTGATGGGAACATGTTCGCACACGGATATCTGATCGAGTTTCCGCCCGGTTATTTGACGGCGCCGCTAATGACGAGTGATGCGACTCGGCGCGGCGATGCGGCAATTTTATCGGGCGCTCTCGCCCTGGACGCCGGTTTTGACTGATCGGAACACCAATGGCAACGGCAGGCAACGGCATCAGCCTCACGACAACTCCCACAGTCCTCTTCAACGCCACGAGCGGCGGGGATGACGGCGGCTGCACCACTTACATGGTCAAGAACCGTAGCGGAAGCGCCGGGAATGTTCTCGTGAATGTTTTGGGTCTGCACGCTCCCGGCGAATTCGTCGGCATCGCTCCGGGCGATCCGCCTCTCTATTTCCGCCTCGGCTCCAACTCCATATTACAAGTTACGGCCAAAAGCGACGCGACGGCGACGATTGATTGCGGAATAGTGGCCCGGATTTGAAAAGCTTCCAATGCAGATCGAAACCGTTCCCATCGCGCAGCTTCACCTCGACCCCGCCAACGCCCGGCGGCATCCGCAGCGCAATCTCGACGCCATCATGGCTTCTCTGGCCCGCTTCGGGCAGCAGAAACCGATCGTCGTCGATGCCAATAATGTCGTTCGCGCCGGCAACGGCACAATTGCCGCCGCCAAAGCGCTCGGCTGGACGGAAGTGCGCGTCGTTCGGACCACCCTTGTCGCCGTCGAAGCCACCGCATTCGGTATCGCCGACAACCGCACCGCCGAATTGGCCGAATGGGACGAAGCGGCCCTGGTGCAGATTCTGGCCGAGCCGGGATTGGGAGACGTCGGATTCGATGACGCGGAAATTCGCAAGCTTCAGGGCGCCCCCGCTCCGATCGAGCCCGATGTGCAAATGACCGACCAGTTTCAGATCGTCGTCGAGTGCAAGGACGAAACGGAGCAGCAGAATCTGTACGAACGTCTTGTCGGCGAAGGTTTCAGCTGCCGTGTCTTGATGGCGTGATTCTGTTGTCTCTCGTTTAGCCGGCCCGCCTGCGGGCCGTGTCTCCTGGCAACGCAAAAGCCCCCAAAATTCAAATGCCCACCATCGACATTTGTGTGGAGTGCCCGATCCACGACAGTTTCCGCGTTCGGCAGATCGCGGGGATGTTCGACGTGAGCTTAAGCGATCGCGCCGCCGAGCGATTCAGCGCCGAAGTGCCGGGCCTGGAAGAAGCATGGGAGATTGGCGTGATTGTCGGGCCCTCCGGCAGCGGCAAGAGCACGATCGCAAAAGCCGCCTTCGGCGATCATTTTTATCGAGCGCCCCGCTGGCCGGACGATCGGGCCATCATCGATTGCCTCGGCGATGCACCGATCAAATCGATCACGCGGGTTCTGTCTTCCGTTGGACTGAGCAGCCCGCCGTCCTGGCTGAAGCCGCATGCGGTGCTCAGCAACGGCGAGCAATTCCGCTGCGAATTGGCGCGAGCGCTGCTCGGCGGCGAATCGGTCGTCGTGTTCGATGAGTTCACCAGTGTCGTGGATCGGACGGTGGCGAAGATCGCTTCAGCCGCTCTGGCCCGATCGATCCGCGGTCATGGCGTGGGAAGGGCGCTCCGCTTCGTAGCCGTCACGTGCCATTATGATGTTGTCCAATGGATCGAGCCCGATTGGGTTGTCGACATGGCCGGCGCGTCGCTGGCCAGGGGGCGGCTTCGGCGACCGATCATCCAACTGCAAATTGAACGCACCCACCGCTCAATCTGGCCGATTTTCAAGCGTCATCACTATCTGAGCGGTGAGTTGCACCGTGGCTCTCAATGCTATCTGGCCAGCATCGACGGACGCCCGGCGGCTTTCACCGCTGTCCTGGCTCATCCGCATCCGATTCGTCCCGGGTGGCGCGAGCATCGAACCGTCTGCCACCCCGATTTCCAGGGCGTCGGCATCGGTAATGCACTGAGCGAGTTCGTGGCCAGCTTGTACATTGCCGGCGGCAAGCCGTACTTCAGCACGACCGGACATCCGGGGATGATCGCCCACCGCACGCGCAGCCCGCTGTGGCGAACCGTGCGCCGGCCGGGATTTATTGCCCAGGGCGGCCGGGCCGGGCGCGTGCTCGGACTGGGCCGCCGCAACGCCAACCCGCGCATCACCGCCGGGTTCGAATTTGTCGGCCCCCCGCGCCTGGCCGAGGCGCTCGCCTTCCAATCCGGCTCGGTCGCAATGCGCCGAGCGCAGCTTCATGATCCGGCATAAAAGTCGCGGCGGCTCGGATGAACGAATTGAAATTGAAGAAGTCGAAGCGCTGCGAGCCGAGCTGCGCTGCCGCGCCGAGCGATCGCTCGGTTCATTCATCCGCCAGGCATGGCAGGTGGTCGAGCCGGCCACGCCGTTCATGCCGGGTTGGCATCTCGACGCGGTCGTCGGCCACCTCGAGGCGGTCACGCGCGGGCGGATCAGAAACCTGCTGATCAACCTGCCTCCGCGGCACTGCAAAAGCCTGTCGGTCTGCGTCTTCTGGCCGACCTGGGAATGGATTTCATTTCCCCAGCGGCGCTGGCTGTTCAGCTCCTATGCGCTGTCGTTATCGGTGCGCGACTCGCTCAAATGCCGGCGGTTGCTGATGTCTTCCTGGTTTCGCACTCGTTGGCGCGATCGTTTTTCGCTGACGAGAGATCAGAACGAAAAGCTGCGCTTCGAGAACACCCGCGGCGGGCATCGCATTGCCACCAGCGTGAACGCCGCCGCGACCGGCGAAGGCGGCGACCGGGTCGTGGTTGACGATCCGCATCAGGTGGCCGAGCGCGAAAGCGATGTGGCCCGCACCGCCGCCCTGCGCTGGTGGGATCAGACCATGAGCACACGGCTCAACGACCCGCGCAGCGGGGCCCGGGTCATCGTGATGCAGCGGATTCACGAAGCCGACCTGAGCGGCCACGTGCTTCAGCAAGGCGGATACGTTCATCTGTTTCTTCCCGCCGAGTTCGAGCCGCAGCGAAGATGTGTCACGCCGATCGGCTGGAGCGATCCGCGGACAGGCGAAGGGGAATTGCTCTGGCCGCAGCGCGTGGGCCCGGCCCAGATCGCCGAGGCCAAGCTCCGCCTGGGCAGTGAAGGATATTGCGGGCAGTTCCAGCAGCGCCCCGCGCCGACCGGCGGCGGGCGGTTCCGCGCCGAATGGTTCATGTACTACCGCAAGCTCTCTGGTCCTCCCGCGGCTTATGAATTGTTCGAGCGGACCGGCGCTTCGCGCCTAGTCGATTGCAGCGACTGCTTCCGTTTTGCCGTGATGGATCCCGCCGGTGCGGAGAAGGATCAGACGAATGATCCGTGTTTCACCGTGATTCAAATCTGGGATGTCACGGTCAAGCACGAAATGCTGCTGGTCGAGCAGTTTCGGGCGCAGGTGTCAACGCCCCGTGCGGCGGAAGAGGCGATCCGTCTTTTCCATCTTTTCGATGTGGCTTTCATCGCGATTGAAAAGGATGGCATTGGCCTGGGCGTGGTGCAGACCATTCGCGCCAGCGGCGTGACGGTGAAACCGATCAAAGCTCGCGGCAGCAAGGAAGCGCGCAGCCAGACCGCGGAAATACGCATGGCGGCCGGTCTGATCTTTTTCCCGCACGCAGCGCCTTTCATCGCAGCGCTGGAAGATGAGTTGCTTCATTTTCCGCGCGGCCGTTATGCCGACCAGGTCGATGCCCTGGCCTACGCGGCGATGGAAGTTCAGCGGCAAGGCGGTGCGCCCGGCGCGAAAAAGGACGCCGATGCCGAACAACAAGAACTGACCGAGGCCCAGTCCACGCTCATTCATCATGTTTGAAACAATTTACAGCCTGACGCTCACACCCCAGGGGGATGGCACATTCATCAAAGCCGCGCCGGGCAGCGCGCTCTCCTCGTTCGACCTGGCACCGCTCGGTTCTCCGTTTACCGATGTCTTCCGCAAGAGCCGCGCTCCGGCCCCGCGCGAATTGGTGCAGCAGCTCATCGGCACCGCCTATGCGTGTGCGACGCTCAATGCCGATCTGGTCGCGGCGACAAGGCTGCGGCTCTATCTTCGCACCCGCCGCGGCGAGCAGGCGGCCAAATCGTACTTGTGCCCATCGCCCGTGGATCGCAAGACACTGCGGCGGCTGCGGGATGATCCGGCGGTGGCCCAGTATCTGGCCGGCGACGTCACCGTTGAAGAGGTGACGCACCATCCGTTGCTCGACCTGCTCAAGCGGCCCAACCCCGATGGCGATCAAGCCGGACTTTGCGGCTACGACCTCCGCTGGATGACGCAGCTTTACCTCGAATCGGTGGGCCGGGCTTACTGGCTGATCGAGCGCGACGGCCTGGGTGTGCCGGTGCAAATCTGGCTCCTCCGCCCGCACATGATTCGTGAAGTGGGCGACCCGACCGGACAACGTTTGGTCGATTACTATGAATATGGCGGCGGCGGTCGGCGTTATCAGCCGGCCGACATCGTGAAGTTTCATTTCCCCGATCCGGATCATCCGTATTACGGCGGTTATTCGCCGCTGATGGCGGCCATCGAAAAAATCCGCATCGCCCGCAAGGAAGATGCTCATATCAATGCGATGCTGGAGAACATGGGCCGTCCCGATGCCGTTTGGTCGCCCAAGGGAGACAGCGAAGGGGGCGGCATCGGCGCTGCCGAGGCCCAGCGGGTTCGCAGCGCGTTCCGCGCCGCTTTCGCCCAGGCCGGGAGGGGCGGGCTGCTCATCAGCGAATTTCCCGGAGCGCTTCAGCCGCTGCAATGGGCGCCGCAGGACATTGTTGAAATCGAGAGGGCCAGCGCGATCAAGACCGACATTTGCAACGTCTTTGGCGTGCCGGATGCGAAGCTGGAGCGCAACGCCGCGAACCTCGCCGCCGCCCGCACCGCCGATTACGCCCACACCAAGGATGCCGGCGTGCCGCGCTGCCTGCGCAGCGAGGAGACGCTCAATGCCAAGTTCATTCCGATGTTCGATCCGAGCGGCCGGCTGTTCGTCGCCTACGACAGCCCGGTCCGCGAGGACGAAGTGTTTCTCTTCGAGCAAACCCGAGCGGCGGCGACCGTCGGGGCGCTGACCCGCAACGAAGTCCGGGCCAGCATCGGTATGGATCCCGTTCCCTGGGGCGATGAGCCGCTGATTCCGTCCAACATGGTGGCCGTCGACAGCGCCGGCCGGCCGCTCCCGGTTCCGGGGCGGGTTCCCGCTCTCGTGGAAGATGACAGCGACGAAAAATCCGGCGCAGACTGAATCTCACATTTCGAAATTGAGGACAAGCATGAAGAACAAGACGATCGGTGCGATTGTCGAAGGGCCCGGCGGGCTGTCGATGCCGGAAGGGATTGCCCGCCGCATTGAAACGCTGGCGAGCAAACTGCCGAAGGATTTCGTCTATCGGCGTATTGCCCGAAAGAGTGACGAATTCGCCCTCGACCCCGGCGAGCGCACCGATGTGAGCGTCATCACCACCGATGCGCTGGACCGCGACGGGGAAGTGGTTCTTCCCGCAGGCATCGACTGGTCCGGCTACAACCGTGTGGTGACTTTTTCGCATCGATATGACCAGCTTCCCGTCGGCAGCAACTGGTGGATGCGGGCGCGCGGAAACGGATTGATTGCGAAGACGCACTACCCGCCCAAGCCGGCCGATTGGGGCGATGCAACGCCGTGGCTCCCTTCCGCCGTTCTGCACTTGATGCAGCAACCGGTCGCCACCTGCACAGGAAAGAGCATCGGCTTTCTTCCGCTGAGCATCCGCGAAGCGACCGCCGACGAGCGGGCCCGACGCCCGGAGCTGACCGGCGTTCCGATCATCGACAAAGCGGCCGGGTTGGAATACGCCGTCGCCCCGGTGCCGTGCAATCCCGAAGCGCAAATGCAGGCCGTCGCCAAGGGGAAAGAACTTGGAATCATCGACGATGTTCTGGAGCGGCTGCTGATTTCGCTACCGGATACGCCGGCGGATGCCGAATCGGAAAAGATTTTTCCGTTCGTTCGCTCCGCCACGCTGCGTTCCGCTCTGGAGCGCCAACTCGAAATGCTTCGGCCCCTGGTCACACAGCAGGTGCAGCAGCAGATCCGTGAAGTTTTCTGCGCGGCGACAGGCCGCGTTTGCTGACCGATTTTTTTTTCTGTCGAGACGTCAGGACGGCGAAACCGGAGCGGGCAGGTCCGATTGCATCGGGCCGGAGCATGCAGGACTAGCCGTCTGGAGACGATCCGGCGTTGCGTTTTTGTCGAATCCCTTTTTGATGCGGCCGCCGGTTTTCCCGGCGGCCGCACTGGAGAACAAAGTCATGATATGGATCAAATATCTCAAGGCCGTCAAAGGCCATCCCGCCGGGGAGATCGTCCAGATTGAGGACGATGCCGGCAAAGCGTTGATCGAAGCGGAAGTTGCCCAGGCAACCGAAGCGCCGGCGGAAATCACCACCGCCGCGACCGAGTTGAAGGGAACGCTGGCGCAGTTCGTGCAAATGGCGGTTGCCGACGGCTTCGCCGAGTTGCGCAAGGATCTGACGCCGGCGCGACGGGGAATTCCCCACGCCGCCGAAGCGCAGGAGAACGACACCTTCAAGATTCCGGGCAACGTCAAGCGTTACAGCTCGCTGCGGAATTTCGCCGGTCCCAATGCCGACGAGCGGGCCTATCGCTTCGGCATGTTCTGCCTCGGCGTGTACGGAAAGAAAAGCGCCGTCGAGTTTTGCCAGAAGCAGGGAATTCCGCTTGTTGACGACGTTCACACCAAGACGCAGCGGGAGAACATCAATACCAGCAGCGGCTTCCTGGTGCCGGATGAATTCCAGAATGATCTGATCGATCTGCGTGAGAAATTTGGCGTCTTCCGGCAGAACGCCAAGGTTGTGCCGATGGCCTCCGACACGCGCTCCGATCCCCGGCGGATCAACGGCGTGACGGCCTACTTCGTCGGCGAAAGCACGGCCGCCTCGCTTTCGGACAAAACCTGGGATCGCGTCCGCATGACCGCCAAGAAGCTGATGGTTCTCACCAAGTACAGCAACGAGTTGAACGAAGACGCGGTGCTGAACATTGGGGATGACCTGGCCGGCGAAATCGCCTATGCCTTCGCATTGAAGGAAGACCAGTGCGGATTCAACGGCGACGGCACCAGCACCTACGGCGGCATTGTTGGCGTCACCAACGCGCTGCTCAACGTCTTTCCCGGCACCCCGGCCAATGTGTGCGGGCTGGTCACGGCCAGCGGCGCGGGATATGGCACGAGCTATAGCTCGATCGCCCTGTCCGACTTCAACCGTGTCGTCGCCACCTTGCCGGAATATGCAGATGTGCCGGGCAGCACCGCCTGGTTTTGCTCCAAATTCTTCTGGGGCTCGGTCATGCAGAAGCTGGCGACGGCCGCCGGCGGTGCGCGGGTCGCCGACATCGAAGGCGGAGCGCTGGTCAAAACCTTCCTCGGTTATCCGGTCATCGTCTCGCAGGTGCTTCCCAAGGCCTCGGCGACCAGCCAGGTCTGCTGCTTGTTCGGCAATCTGCGTCTGGCCGCACAACTGGGCGATCGGCGGCTCACGACCATTCAGATGAGCGAGCATGCCCTCAACGCCTTCGAGCAGGACGAGATCGTCATCCGCGGCACCGAGCGCTTCGACATTGTCGTACACGATGTCGGCGATCCCGTCGCCGGTGAGGGGACGCCCAAGAGCGCCCAGGCCGGCAACGTCGCTGGCCCGATCGTCGGTCTGGTGACCGCGGCGAGCTAAACCAACTCAATAACGAAGGAACAAAAGATGATTACGGAAACCATTACCAAAGACGTCGTCAGCGTTTTTCCGCAGGCGCGTCTGAACAACGGCTCCTTTTCGGTCACGAGCGTGGACCGGCGGGGCTTCGACTATGCCACGCTCGAGGTGGCGCTGGGCGCCACCGATGTCGGGCTCACCACTTTCAAGCTGCAGGAGAGCGACGACAACACCAATTGGAGCGATGTCGTCGGGGGTGATTTCTCGATCAGCGGAACGCTCCCCTCGGCCTCCAACAGCAACACGCTCTGGGGGTGGGACATCAATCTGACCGGGCGGAAGCGCTATCTGCGCCCGGCGATCACCGTCGGCAACGGCACGCTGGGGGCGTTTTTGTCCGCGACGTTCCGGCTGGGGCGGGCGGAGGAAGCGCCGTATGGCGCGGCGACGAGGAACCTGGCGGGATTGTTGGTAGTTTGAGGTTTGGTTTTTGGTGCTCCAGAGAACCCACGGAGCAAGCTCCGTGGGCTTTCTGGGGCCCTTTCTCAATCGACACTTTCTCTTTTCATTATGCCATTGGCTGATCTCATTACCTCCGCCCGCGCTGCGCAAAATGCAACGCTGGCTGCGCTGGGAACGAGCAACCCCAGCTACCTGGCGTCGCTCATCACCGCGGCCAGCGATCTGATTCGTCGCCGCTGCAGCCGCGACTTCGTGCAGAACACGTATAGCGAATATCACTCGGGCGGCATTTTCATCGGCGAGCCGTTGCGGCTCCGGCAATTTCCAATTCTGGAAATTACCCGGGTGGCGGGCTGCCCGCTGCCTGCCCTGTGCGTCATCAACACCGACACCGCCACCAACCAGCGGGCAACGGTCGAAACGACCGCTACCGGCTTGACGTTGTTTCGAATGGCATCCGGAACGGCGACGACCACGAGCCTGGCTTCTTCGACTTATCCAACCGTCGGGCAGATTGCGACGGCGATCAATGCGCTGGGAAGCGGATGGTCGGCGACGCCACAGGCGCAAACGCTTGGCGGCGATTTTTCGCGATGGCCCACGAATGACTTCAAGCCGCTCCAGGGAGCCACCAGCGCGTTCCTCGGCGGCGCATTTCTGGAGATGTACACCGAAGACGTGCAGCCGTTCTTGTCCTCCTCATTCTGCTCGGCCGGGGATGACGACTGCGGCTATTGCGGCAACTGGTCTTCAGCGGGATGGCGCCTGGACGACCAAACCGGCGAGCTGTTCGGACGATTCCCGCGCGGCCGGCTCAACATTCGCATCGATTATTCGGCCGGCTTCGCCACGATCCCCCAGCCGCTTCAGGAGGCGACCGTGCAGCTCACGCAGGATCTTTATCAGGCCAGCCTGGTGAACAGCACGCTCAAGAAAGCGACGCTCGGCTCGGCAAGCTTCGAGCTGAAAAGCGCCAGCTCCGCAGTTCAACTCTCGGGGAAAGTGGAAGCGTTGATCGCTTCGTTTATTGATCACAGCCGGATGATCAGCCGCTGACAGCGGTGAGGCGGGTTTATGTCAATCAGCGCGCTGCTGGATCAATCCCTCACGTTGCAGCGGCCCACCGTCACCGCCGACGCCAGCGGCGGATCGGTGCGTACGTACAACGCGATTCTGACCAACATTCCCTGCGCCGTCTCGCCGGCCAGCGCGGCGATCGCCGCGGATTACGCCCGGCGCGACATGGTGGTCAATTATCGCATCTACACCAATCTCGATCTCGACAGCGCCGTCAGCGGCGGCGTGCAGCTTGGCGATCGGCTCACCGATGGCAGCCGCTATTACCTGGTCAAAGCGGTTAAGCGCTCAGCCAACGCACTGGTGACGACGGACGTGCTTTTCGAGATCGACTGCGAGCGAATCAGCATCTAAAAGCGTCGCACGATTCATGTAGGGTCCGCATCGCGGACCATCGCTCGGACGCATGGAAAGATGGTCCGCAGTGCGGACCCTACAGAGACAAGGCGTCAGACCCGTGGAGGAAATCGATGGCTGCTTATTTCTGGTCGAGCATTTCATCCGGTGATCCCACCCTCGGGGCCAACTGGACAAAATCCGATGGCACCACCGGCGTCGCGCCCGGCAACGGTGATGATGCGTACGTGCAGGCCATTCCTGGTTTGGCGCTGGCATCGATCAACGCGGCCGACATGTCGGCGGTCACGCTCAACAGTCTCACCATCAGTCAGACCTTCACCGGAACCATCGGCACCACAGCGACGACGGGGACCTTCGGCTATTGGAAGATCGGCGCTTCGGTCTGGACCGTCGGAACACCGTCGGCGGATGGAACCGTCTTCGGGGGGTCAGGGCGCATCAAGCTGGATTTTGGCGCGGCCGCTTTCGTCGGAACGGTACTGTCAACGGGAACATCGAGCGACAGCGGATTGGAACCGCTGCGCATCAAAGGAACCAACGCGAGCAACCGCCTACTGGTGCTGGGCGGACGGGTTGGCGTCGCCACGAATATGCCGGGAGAAGTTTCCACGCTTGCGGAAGTGGATGCGAGCGGCTCCGGCGCGGTTGTCGATCTGGGCCCGGGCGTTACCTGGACGATCGCAACCAGCGTCTCGGGAGCATCGCTTACCCTTTCCAGCGGCAGCAGCGGAACGCTTTCCGTTGGCAGCGGCGCAACCGCGCGCATCAACGGCTCGAGCGCCGTCGCAACGGTGAACGCCAACGGGACTGTCCAACTCTGCAACCGCCCCGCCTCCGGCGCGGCGGTCGCCACGTTGAATCTGTATTCAACCGGAACCGCGGACCTTTCGCCCAACCCCTTGGCGGCATCGATCACCACGCTCAATCACTTTAGCGGCGGCACGCTCACGGTGAACCCCGCAAGCCAGGGGCAGCTTTCCATCGGCTCGCACAACCTGATCAACGCCAGCAGCCTGTCGGCGGCATGAGGAGATCGATTTGCTCCCGCTTCTCAATGCCCTCTTTGCGCGCTTTACGGCCAGCTCGGCACTGGTCTCTGCCTTCCCCGGCGGATTCTTCCGCGACCGCGCCCCGGAAGCGGCGACGATGCCGTATCTCATTTCACACGTCACCGGCTCGAAAGCCGCGCTGGCCTACGGCGGAATCTACCGGGTCGAAACCGAGGTGTGCTTCAGTGCCTATGGCGTGGGCCATGACGCAGTGGGAAGCGCCATTCAGACATTACTCGCCCAGCTCGATAACCAACCTTTGATGCTTTCCGTTGGCACGAATGACACGGTGGCCCGCTTTGGCGAACCCGTCCCCAAACTTCACCGGCAAGATGCGCAAGGAAATGACGTCTGGGAGTGGTCGGTGACGTACTCCTACAACATTCTGAGCTGAATGCATATCACCGAAGATCTAGTCCTCGGCGCGAAGTTCCGTTACACGCGGGACGGTGGAACGCTGGTGCGATTGTTCGATGTCTCCGGTTTGGTGCCGGGAAACGACACGCTGGCGCAGGCGGCGGTGGCGGTGGATTCAACGACAGGCGCGCGCATCCCGCGCTATGGGGATGCGCATCCGGCGGTTTACGGTCTTTATGTCATTGCGATTGAAGCCGAGCCGATCGTCAACTCGCAAACGGCCGCGCGTGTCAGCGTCACCTACGGCTCGCCGGAGCTGGGGCCGGTTCCCAATGCGGTGCAAATCGGAATCAGCGGATCGAGCGGCCGCAAGCTGGTCAGCACCTATCCGGACGGCTCGCCGATTCTCGTCAAATACACGGATCCTTCCGGGAACGTGCTTCAGGACCGGTTGCTGATTCCGGTTCTTTCGCCCAATACGATTTTGCAGTTCACGCGGATGGAGACGAGCAGCCCGCTGCGCCTTTCGGCGAAATACCGGCGGACGGTCAATAGCACGCCGTGGCAAGGGGGCGACGCCAGGACGTGGCTCTGCCGCGCCATCGATGCAAAGAGCCAGGCGAATCTTTCCCGTTACCAGGTGCGCTATGTCTTTGAATATGACCCCGACGGCTGGACGCGGCTGGAATTCTTTGTCGACCGCTTCAGCGGCAAGATTCCCGACGACGTGAAGCCGAGCGCCAACAACGACCAGGGGATCGCCAAAGTGCTGCCGTACGCGACCCGGGATTTTGCCTCGCTGGGATTGCCGAACGCCTTCTGACGGATCATGCCGGTTGCGCCCAAATTTTCGCGAGCGTTGCAACCGGGTCCGCGTGGGTGATTTGTTCCCTCCCCCGGTATTCCCGGGGGAGGGTAAGGGAGGGGGCGGTTTTTCTCGCTACGGGATATGAAATTTGCCCGCTCCCTCTCGCGAGGACCCCCTCCCCAGCCCTCCCCCGGAAATACCGGGGGAGGGAGCAGTGGGCATCGTGAATCATTGGACACACCACCCATCATGGCTGACCAACACGATTCGTTTGACATGGAGCTGGAGGAATTCGAAAGCTCCGAGCGCGGCGAGGGCTCTCTGTTTGCCCGGGTCGCCGATCTTTACGCTGAAGCCGTCGGCGATGCGGCGATCGGCCGGGCGCGGCCCGCGCTGACTGAGCAATTCCTCGGGTTGATCCGCGCCTACGGATGCGACAGCCCCGGCGACGGCGATTACACCGATGCCCGTTATTTTATCGATCGGGCCGCGCTCGCATCCGCCACCACCGATGCCGCGGTCACTGCTGACGTTGACGCGATACCCGGCATCCAACAGTGTCTCACGGCGACGAATCTGGCGGAGTCGGCGGCAGGGACGCACTTGCTCCCGGCGGGGACGATCGTGCAGGTCTTCGCGCTGTATTCCCGGTCGTCGCCGCCGGTAAAAAATTATGTGTTCCATGCGACGCCGGATGCGACGGTCATCGTCGAACTGACCGGCGCTGCGGCGGGAGCGGGGGAATACAATGGGCGGGTGCTCGACGGTCTCAGTACGGCTTCGCCGACATCCGCGCTGTCGATGCCGGCCGGCATGACCATCCCGTCAAGCGATGATGCGCTTGTGCTCAATGTCGAAGAAGACGGGCTCAGCGGTCATCGGCTCAAGGCCAACACGTACGCCATCGGCCGCCTCGTCGGGATGACGACGGAATCGACGCCGCGCTGGATTGTCATGGTGCGCGGCGGCAAAGGGGAAACCGTTTCGCCAACTACTTTGGGCAACGGAACCGGCGGTTCGATTTCCGCGGACGCTTCCACATGGAGCGGTGCAACCAACGGCACGCCGCTGAATCTCTGGGTGCAGACGCGGACCTTCTGGGACACGAGCGGGACGGTTCTCTACGCTTATCTGCGCCAGCTTTCGTTCGATGCCCGCGGGCTGCTCATCGCGGTGTCGGCCGAGAATCAGATCACCGTCGATTCGACGCAATCATGTCCTTGA